CCTGATGGACCTTGGTGTAAAGAAGGTAATTGGGTTCTTATTACTAGATATGCAGGATCTCGTATTAAGATAGACGGTGGTGAACTTAGAATAGTTAACGATGACGAAATACTGGCTGTTATCGATGACCCAAGAGACATTTTGCCAGCAAACATTTTATAACATGGAGGCACCATGCCAGAAGCAATAACACCAGCATCAGAAAAACTTGTTCCTATAGATACGTCAGGGAACGCTGTTGATGTAACTTTAAAAGAAGATAAAAAAGATGACGTAGTAGCTACAACAAATGAGGATGCTCCTATTGTTGAAGTTAAAGAAGAGAAACCTGTTGAAGTTGTAGAAGAGACAACAGCAAAATCAGAAGAATTAGAAGAGTATAGTGCGGGTGTAAAAAAACGTATTGATAAACTTACTAAAAAAATGCGTGAAGCAGAAAGACGTGAACAAGCTGCAATTGATTATGCAAAACAGGTTCAAGAAGAAAATAAAAAAATAATGTCTAATTCTCAAGCTACTTCAAGACAAAATATAGAAAAAAATGAAGAAGCTTTAGTTACTCAAGAAGCATTAACAAAACAAGCTTTACAGCAAGCTATTGAATCTCAAGATCCTACTAAACAAGTTGAAGCACAACAAGATTTAGGTAAGTTAGCTATTGCTAAAGAAAGATTAAAACTTCAAAAGCAAAGATTAGCTCAAGCTGAGGCTAAACAAGAGGAACAAAAACCTATTGAAGAACCCTGGAACCAAAATAGAGCTAATACCCCACCTCCACCTGACCCTAAAGCAGAAGAATGGGCTCAGGATAATAAATGGTTCGGTGCGGACAGAGCTATGACTTATACTGCTATGTCTTTTCATGATGAATTAGTAAACGAAGGATTTGACGTAAGCTCAGATGAGTATTATAAAGAAATAGACAAACGTATACGAAACGAATTTCCTCATAAGTTTGAGGATAAACCGAAGAGAACTCAAAAGGTTGCTTCGGCGGTACGAACTTCGTCCACTGGACGCCGCACTGTGAGACTCACACCTTCACAGGTAGCTATCGCAAAAAAACTTGGTGTGCCCTTGGAAGAATACGCAAAACACGTGAAGGAGGCGTAAATGAATACTGAAAATAAAACAAAAGTTGAACAAATTAAAAAGACCTCACGCAAAGCTGAAACCCGTGAAAAGGTTGCTCGTAAAAGAGGATGGGTTCCTCCATCAAACTTAGAGGCACCAGAACCACCTGAAGGATTTCACCACAGATGGGTTCGAGCGGAATTTAGAGGCGAATCTGATGAAAAAAACATCATGGGCCGTCTTCGTTCTGGTTACGAATTTGTTATGTTAAGTGAGTATCCTGATCGATTAGACATACCGTCTGTCGCTGAAGGTAAATATAAAGGTGTAATAGGAGTTGGTGGGTTATTATTAATGAGATGTCCGATCGAGGTAAAAGAAGATAGAGACGCTTACTTCAGGCGCTTAACCGACGATCAGATGGCTTCAGTAGATAATGATCTAATGAAAAACGAGCATCCAAGCATGCCAATCCATAAGGATAGGCAGAGCAGAGTAACTTTTGGTGGAAAAAAAGACTAATTCGTAGGATTTTTGACCTTCAAAACTATTAAAAGGATGACAATATGGCAAATATTGATAGCGCATTTGGTTTAATTCCAATTGCAAAGGTTGGTCAGAATCCAAATAATGGTGGTTTAACTCAATACACAATCGGTGATAATCAGACTACAGGTATCTTTACAGGGGACCCCGTTACTTACAAGAACGATGGAACTGTGGAAGTTGGTACTGCTAGTACTGCATTTTGTGGCGTGTTTAGAGGATGTTTTTATACTGATCCCTCTACGAGTAAACCAACATGGAGACCCTACTTTCCTGCTTCGACATCACCTGGTGATGCAGTAGCATTTGTAGTAGATGACCCACAACAATCATTTATAGCTCAACAAGACTCTGATTCAGTTAATCTTGTTGCAGCAAATTTAAACGAAAACTGTAATCTGGTTTTCGGAGCTGGTAACACCGTTACGGGTGTTTCTGGTGTTGAAATAGATTCAAGCAGCAAGAATACTACTGCTACTCATCAAGTGAGATTAATTAGTTTTTGGGATGTCCCAAGCAACGATGCTACTGCTAATAACAGTGTTTTCGTAGTTAAAATTAATAATCACCAACTTATGGGTGGTACTGGTACTCAAGGCGTATAGGAATAGGAGAATAGAAAATGGCAATTAATAGAGCCCAGCTCGCCAAAGAGCTAGAACCTGGCCTGAACGCACTGTTTGGACTAGAGTACAAAAGGTACGAAAACGAGTCTGCTGAAATTTTCAGTCAAGAATCTTCTGACAGAGCTTTTGAAGAAGAAGTAATGTTAGTAGGATTTGGTGAAGCAGCGGTAAAACCGGAAGGGTCTGCAGTAGCATTTGATACTGCAAAAGAATCTTTCACTGCAAGATACGTTCACGATACAATCGCATTAGCGTTTGCGTTAACGGAAGAAGCAGTAGAGGATAACCTTTACGACACTTTATCTGCTCGTTACACTAAAGCTTTAGCTAGATCTATGGCTTACACTAAACAAGTAAGAGGAGCTAATGTATTAAACAATGCATTCTCAACTACTGGTGGAGATGGTGTTACATTAGCTAACACTGCTCACCCAACTACTTTTGGTGGAACATGGTCTAACAGAAGTGCTACTGATGCAGACATTAATGAAACCTCATTAGAACAAGCGATGATTGATATTGCTGGTTTTATCGACGAAAGAGGACTAAAAATTGCAATGAATGGAAGAAAATTAATTATTCCAGTAAACATTCAATTTGTAGCTGACAGAATTTTAAATTCTACTCTTAGAGTTGGTACTGCTGACAACGACATTAACGCACTCAGAAATATGGGCATGTTACCAGAAGGTTATGTAGTAAATCACTACTTAACTGATACTGATGCATGGTTTGTAAAAACTGACTGTCCTAATGGATTTAAACACTTCGTAAGAGCACCACTTGCTACAGGCATGGAAGGTGACTTCGACACAGGAAATATGAGATACAAAGCTAGAGAGAGATACAGCTTTGGTTACTCTGATCCTAGAGCTGTTTACGCATCTCAAGGTTCGTAAAAATTACTGGATCCTCCCAGATCGAAGAAGGCGCTTGTAAGAGCGCCTTTTTTGTTTTATAAATTCTTTTAATGTTAATGTTGGTAAATAGTCATAAGGACTGTTTACTGGTCATATTTTAAAAGGAGACTGACATGACAACACATTTTAATAATGGCGTTACTAACGTGATGAAAGACAAAAGCCCGTTAAAGAACGCAATGATGCCTGATCCATTTCCCGTTACTGGTACACAAAGTGCAGGATATGATTTTTTAGGCCAAACTTCGTATATGGATGATTTTTACTCATTCATTACAAGAACCAATACAAGTAACAATGGAAGAGGTTCACCAGGATGGTACGTAAGCCAAACTGCTAGTACTCAAACATGTGCACCAATAGCAGATGCTCATGGTGGATGGTTACAACTAGATGAAGTCAATGCTACTAATGATGCTTATAACCAAGTTAATAGTTTTACTGCTTATCAATTAAGCACAAAAATGAATTTTGGTTTTGAAGCAAGAGTAGCAGTTGAAGATATTTCAGCAACAGAAATGGTTATTGGATTAGTTGATACAGATACAACTTCTCAAGTAGTAAATATTACTGATGGGTTATATTTCTCTAACTTTGCTGATCCTACTTCTATTACAGCTGGAACAGGTTTATACCTTCACGCTGAAAAAAATGGAACGGTAACGTCAAGTGATGCATTAGTTGATCCTTATACTGGATCTACTTTTGTAATTGAAGATGGTGCTTTGCAAACAGCTAGTGCTACTCAATTAGCAACTCCAAGTAATTCATTTATTTGTGGATTTAATATTGTTCCTCAAGGATCAAATGGTAATGTTAATACTGCTGTAATTCAAGCATATTTAGGTCCTGTTGGAAAACAGCCTTTGCCTGTTGCATCAATTGCAACTACTAATTTGCCTGATGATTTGGCAATGGGAATTATTGCTGGAACGAAAAACAACACAACAACCGCAGCTATTATGTGGGTTGATTATGTTAAAGTAATTAGTTCTAGAAGCTTTGGTAGTTCAACTACGAAGTAATAACAATTAACCGAGGTAGGGTGTAAAAGCCCTACCTTTTTATAGGAGATAAAAACATGAGTATTCAAGGACCGATAAGTTCGTTCTCTGTTACTGCCGCAGCTTCTAATCAAACTGTGTATTCTGGTCCTGCTAGAATATTAGGTGTTTATTATATGAATGACGCTGCTACTGGCACGATTGTATTATATGATGATTCAACGGAAGTATTTAAAATACAAATACCAGATGGCTCTTCAACAGAAAATGCAAATTATATTGAATTTCCAGGTGATGGAATTAGAGTTGATACAAGTTTAAAATATACATTTACATTAGTTAAATACGGAACGATCCTTTATCAAAAGGGGTAGTTCTAATGAGACTACTATTTGTTGTATTAAGCTTTATTTTAGTATTTGGTGCAATAACCAGTGCTAAAGGGGCTGATACGAACACGGTGTCTAGCACCGTAGTGACGGATAAAAGTGTACCTACCGCAAATTCACCTAGTGTTGTTGTAAACAACTCTGATGTATGTAAGACAGCAGTGGCAGGCGCCGTGCAAACCCAGATCTTAGGTATTAGTAGCGGAATTACCGTTACTGATGAAAACTGTGAAAGAATAAAATTATCACGCTCACTCTACTCGATGGGCATGAAAGTTGCTGCAGTATCTACACTGTGCGCTGATCCGCGGGTGTGGGATAGCATGCAAATGGCGGGTACCAGTTGCCCTTACATGGGGGCAATAGGTGATGAAGCAACGGAAGGGTGGAAAGAAAACCCTGATATGATTCCTGAAGGTAGTTTAATAGCTAAAAAATGGGAATTAGAAATAAAAGAAATAACAAAATCAAAAGGATTAACAGATGGGCAAAAGTTGGCTAGGTTTATTATTGCTGGTATGGCTATGCACTCTGGTATCGTGGCCTTCTTCCCTTAGAGCGGAATGTCCTGTCACTGCAACAGGATTATGTACGCCAGGAGTTGAAGAAACCATTGTTATAGATGAAGTAGAAACAATTCAATATGAAGCTGATGGATATACAGTCACAACAGAAACTACCACTACCACGACAACAGTAACTACTACAAATCCAGATTCAGGAGATATTCTTGATGGAGATGCTGGATATGTTTCATCATCTAAATATGAAGGAGACATGGATGTGGATTGGGGCGGCCAAGGTCCAGCAACAATGCCTAGTGGATCTTCTTGTTATAATTTAGGAACTGATAAATGTGCTCAAATTACTGGATCAGGTAACTCAACTTCAACAATGGGTGTATCAGGAATGGGTACAACATTTATTAATACTGTAGATATATCAGATTTAGATATAGAAAATGGTGGACGAACTAATTATTCAATAAAAGTAGATAAACGAGATTCTCAAGATAGAATCTATATGCATATTACAGGTAAAAATGGAAACACCTCAGTATTTAGTGGAACAGATATATTATCAGAATCGGGTGTAGCTAGTGGTTATCAAACTTATGCAAGTGGTTTTGATTTTGCAGGAACCATTACAACATTAATTATTGAAGTAGGCGGACGTGATATTAATTTGGCAATTGGACCGCTCTTTGATGATATACAAATAAATGTATTATACAACGTAGTTTCTACAATAGTTACAGAACATATACTTAGTGTGGAAATGTGGATAGCTTATGGGGGAAGTACAGAAACAGAAGTTATTGATATTGTAGAAAATATATTTGAACATAATGATGTCACAGTTGATGGACCTGGTGATGATTTTTATTTTGAACCTGAGTTTGATGAACCTAACATGGATATGTCTTATGAAACTGTTGAAATGGAAATGGATTTTGAAATAGAAATGCCTGAAATGGAAATGGCAAATATAGAAATGGAAATGGAATTAGAAACGGAAATTAAAGAAATACAATTAGATGAATTAGAAATAGAAATGCCTGAAATGGAAATGGCAGAAGCAGATATGGAAATGCCTGAACCCGAAATGGAGGAAGTAGAAATGGAAACTACAGAACCTGAACCAGAAATGGAAACAGAGGAGGTACAAGATGAACCTATGGAAGAAGCTACTGAAGAGCCTCAAGAAGATATGGCAGAAGAGCCAGAACCTGAAGAAAGCACACCAGAGACTACTGAAGATGAGGCTGAAGAAGAAGTAGAAGAAAAACAGGAAAAACCTGAAAAAAAAGAAGACACAAAAAAGCCAGAATCTAAAAAAGAAAAAGCGGCTAAAAAGATCGTTAAGAAGATGGGGGATAAAGGTAGATATGATTCAACAAATCAGTTAAAAACGTTAATAGTGATGCAAGTATTAGGAGATACAAAAACCTTTTTTGAATCACAAAAAGAATTAAACGATAGAGAAGGATTTTTTACAGAATTTATGCTACCTGACACCCAAATAACTAATAATAATTTAGCTCAATATTATTTATTTGCTGGTAGTGATGGGTTAATAAATGAAATGATAGATAGTCAATGGCAACAGAAGTAGAAGTAGGTGGAATAAAATTTAGAGGTGGTAAGATATTTGTTATCTTAACTGCACTAACCACAGCAGGTGGTGCTTTATGGGGTGGTTTTG